AAAAAGAAACACCGCAGGAGCCAAGCCCTTGCGGTGTTCTGGGAGATCGGGGACAAGTCCCCGAATGAGATTATTGAAACGAAACCGATGCACGCAGTTGCGTGAGCAATGCATTGAACTGCTTCTGTGTTAAGCCTGCCTCAATAATCTCGTTTGAGATTTTCTTGACAAGCTTTGCGGGTACTTCGACTGCGTTACCCTCATCCGCACCACAGATGAATGTGACTGTGCGACCAAGTGCCTTACGGCACGCTTCGTATCCGTCAGCATCTGAGTTGAGAACCATCTTGCCTGTGCCTGAGCCTTCGCCCTTGACAAGCTTGATTGACCACACGCTAGCGAACACGGGCAACAGCAATGCACGAACACTCTCTTTAGACTTGCGACCATATTGCTTCTTAAGCGCAACACGGGCAATGTCTGCTTTCGCAGATGCGTCACTCTCTGACTTGATAGCGACGACTTGACTTCTAGTTGATACTGCCATGGTAACTCTCCTTGAGTTTTGATTGGGGACTTGTCCCCGATTGGTTTGAACGTCACGAGGGCGATCTCCCTCATTGACAACTCTAGTTTACAAACTATGGGGGAAAATAAACTTGCCTAAAGTCTGCAAGGATGGCTGTGGCGTTGACCCCACCCTACCCCCACCAACCCAATACAGGGCATGCTGACGGGTAGGACATAAACACTGTTCCACACCCGCAATCCTAATTTTCAAAAATCACGATCCCAAAAGCCAAACACCCCACCCCCCATAAAATTTTAAAAAATTCCAAGAAGCATTGTCAAACGTTGGACATTACAATATAAAAAAAGCCCCACCAGCGTCAACTAGTGGGGCAAAGATGGCAACTGAAACCATCAAGGAGAAGCAATGACTTGCGCCATCACCGAAAAGAAGTGTACACTAACACCAACGAGGCAACAAGTGCGACGCCAGCACTACCCCTACGCAATGCTAGAACATTTGATTTACGGCGAGTTTCATCCAGAGGTGGTCGACGCCACCGCGGAAGTCCTGTCTTTTGAAAAGGCAGACCCAACTACAACCATTGACGCCAAGGTCAAGACGGCTGAGTGGCTGAAGAACTTAGAGCTTGAGGACGAAGAGATCGAGACTAAGGCGGAACAAGAATCTGCCCGTAAGTCTTTTGCTTCTCTCGTGACTGGCCAGCCTGTTGGAAATACGCAACAAGCGCTAGCTAATTTAAAAACCCCTGTTGCCGTGCAACACCTAGTTGGGATGCTGACAGCCTACGATTGGGCGTTTGTCGAGCAAGCCAAGGAACTGCGTGGCTACGCAGTGGCTCAGATCCTAGAAGAAGTCAAACATCCAGACGCACGGATTCGCCTCAAAGCGCTAGACATGTTGGGTAAGGTCACGGAAGTTGCGCTGTTCACTGAACGAGTTGAAGTCAAGAAAGAGACCATGTCTGATATAGAGCTAGAGACTCGGATCAAAGACAAACTCAACAGGTTCATGGGTGTGATCGACGTTGTTGATGTAACTGAAGATAAAGCAGAAGACAAAGATGAAGCCTGAGAACTTCACCACTTTGAGTAAGTTGGAACTTGAGTCTATGGCCAAGGCGTTGCCGCACTTGTCCAAACAGGAGAAACTGGAGCTTTTTGCAGATTTAGACTTGCGTGAGTCCCGCGCCAAACTGCAGGCGGCTAAAACAAACATGCTGGGGTTTGCCACGGCTGTATACCCCGGATTCAAAGTTGGCCCCCATCACAAGAAGCTAGCCCGAATTTTCACGGACGTCGTAGAAGGACGTAAGAAGCGCGTGATTATCAACATTGCGCCTCGTATGGGTAAGTCTGAGTTCTCCTCATACCTGTTCCCTGCGTACTTTTTGGGAAAGTATCCTGAGAAGAAGATCATCATGGGCACGCACACTGCAAGTTTGTCTGAAGACTTTGGGCGGCGCATACGTAACTTGATTGATTCCGATGAATACAGAGAAGTTTTCCCCCAAACATTGGTTGCTGATGACCAAAAAGCCGCAGGAAAATGGAGTACCTCTGCAGGAGGCCAGTATTACGCCGCAGGCGTGGGCGGTGCTCTTGCTGGTCGTGGTGCTGATCTGTTCGTTATTGACGATCCTCACTCGGAACAGGACGTAAAGTCCAACAGTAGACTCGCGTTTGATACGGCTTGGTCTTGGTTCCAGACAGGCCCCTTGCAACGTTTGATGCCGGGTGGTGGGATTATCATTGTGATGACCCGTTGGTCGCTCCTAGACCTGACTGGACGCCTGATTGACTACCAAACCAAGAACCCAGAGGCTATTCCGTGGGAAATAGTGGAGTTGCCGGCCATTTTGAACGAGAACGAAGACGACGAGAAGTCACTTTGGCCTGAACAGTGGTCACTTGAGGCGTTAAAGTCCACAAAAGCCAGTATTGACCCGCGTTATTGGAACGCGCAGTACATGCAGCAGCCCACATCTGAGAACTCTGCCATCGTCAGCCGCAAAATGTGGCGTATTTGGGAGCATGATGACCCGCCCAAGTGTGAATACATCATTCAGTCTTGGGATACGGCGTTTGAAACCAAGAATAACTCCGACTATTCAGCCTGCACCACATGGGGCATCTTCTACAACGAGGAAGAAAATGACACGCCTCAAGTTATCTTGCTCGACGCTATTAAAGACCGGATGGCTTTTCCCGAACTCAAGGTTGCCGCGCTCAAACAGTACAAAGAGTGGGAACCCGACGCGTTCATTGTGGAGAAAAAGGCGGCTGGCGCACCACTGATACAAGAACTCAGAGCTATGGGTATACCTGTGCAAGAGTTCAGCCCGTCAAGGGGCAACGACAAGATGGTGCGCCTTAATGCAGTTGCGGATTTATTCAGTTCAGGTAAAGTCTGGGCACCCGACACACGCTGGGCACGGGAAGTTATTGAAGAGATGGCTGCGTTCCCAGTTGGGGAGCATGATGACTACGTGGACACGACCACACAAGCACTGCTACGCTTTAGGCAAGGCGGCTTTATCAGTTTAGACACGGACGAGAAAGACGACCTTGAGATCTTTCGCCGCAGAAAATACGAATACTACTAGGACTAAACATGGCAACGAACATTGACAAAGCGCTGTACCAACAACCAATGGGCATTGACGCGCTGGGCGAGCAAGAGTCCCCCCTTGAGATCGAGATCGTTGATCCCGAAGAAGTCACCATTGGCATGGACGGGATGGAGATCACCCTTACGCCCGGAGAAGATGATGGCGAAGAAGGCTTTGACGACAACTTGGCCGAGTACATAAAAAGTGGCGCTTTGCAGTCGCTGGCTGGTGACTTGGTGTCTGACATTGACAACGACAAGAATGGCCGCAAGGATTGGGAGAAGACATACGTTGATGGTCTCAAACTCTTGGGTTTGCAAATTGAAGAGCGCACGGAACCTTGGAACGGCGCGTGTGGTGTGTTCCACCCCATGATTACAGAAGCGGTTGTGCGCTTCCAAGCAGAGACAATCACTGAGACGTTCCCAGCCCAAGGGCCTGTGCGCAGCAAACTCATCGGCAAAGAAACGCCAGAGATGAAAGAAGTTGCGGCCAACGTCGAAGACGACATGAACTACGAGTTGACGGAAGTCATGACGGAGTACCGCGCTGAACACGAGCGCATGCTCTGGTCACTACCGGCCACAGGCTCAGCGTTTAAGAAGGTCTACTACGATCCCAATTTGGGACGTCAGGTGTCGATGTTTATTCCTGCGGAAGATATGTATCTGCCGTACGGCACAACGGACTTAGATACTTGTTACCGCATCACGCACGTTATGCGCAAGACCAAGAACGAGATCATCAAGCTTCAGCAAGTTGGCTTCTATCTTGACATTGACTTGGCTGACGCCCCCAAAGAGTTAACCGACATTCAGAAAGCCAAAGACAAAGAGACTGGCTTTAGTGACTTAAACGACGACCGCTACACGCTGTATGAGTGCCACGTTGACTTGAACCTTGAAGGTTACGAAGACGAAGACGACGCGGGTGAAGAGACCGGCATCATGTTGCCGTACGTTGTCACGTTGATTAAAGGCTCCAACGACATCCTGTCAATTCGCCGCAACTGGAAGGAAGAAGATGACCTCCGACTCAAGCGCCAGCACTTCGTTCACTACCAATATATCCCGGGTTTTGGAGCTTACGGCTTCGGACTTTTCCATCTTATCGGAGGCTTTGCTAAATCCGCTACATCCCTCATGCGACAGCTTGTCGATGCAGGAACACTTAGCAATCTCCCCGGTGGACTCAAGACACGGGGCCTGCGAATCAAAGGTGACGACACGCCGATCGCACCCGGAGAGTTCCGTGACGTAGACGTTGGCTCGGGCACGATCCGCGACAACATCTTGCCGCTGCCATACAAAGAGCCAAGCCAGACGTTGTTTAACTTGATGCAGACCATCGTCGATGAAGGCAGGCGTTTTGCCGCAACTGCTGACATGAAGGTGTCTGACATGAGCGCTCAAGCTCCTGTTGGCACAACGCTGGCGTTGTTAGAGAGACAACTCAAAGTAATGACGGCTGTTCAGGCTCGTGTGCACTTTGCGCTGAAGCAAGAGTTCAAACTCTTGAAGAACATAATCCGCGACTACACAGACGCTGACTACACATACACACCCGAGTACGGCACTCGCAAAGCTAAGAAAGCCGACTATGACTTGGTGGATGTTATCCCCGTGTCAGACCCCAACGCTGCGACCATGTCTCAGCGCGTTATCCAGTATCAAGCTGTCATTCAGATGGCGCAGATGGCTCCAGACATTTACAACTTGCCAGAACTTCACAGGGGCATGCTAAATGTTCTTGGTATTAAGAACGCAGAAAAGCTTGTACCAATTGAGGACGATCAGAAGCCGACTGACCCTGTGCAAGAGAACCAGAATGCGCTCAAGGGTAAACCGATAAAAGCGTTTTTGCATCAAGATCACGCCGCTCACATGCAAGTACACATGATGCTCTTGCAAGACCCGATGATGCAGCAGTTCATTGGCCAGAACCCACAGGCTCCCAAGATCATGGGTGCAATTACGGCTCACATTGCAGAGCACGTTGGTTATCAGATGCGCCAGCAGATTGAGCAGCAGTTGGGTATGCCGTTGCCACCCGAAGACGAGAAGTTGCCACCGCAAGTGGAGATCGCGTTGTCCGGCATGATGGCTCAAGCGGCTCAACAGGTTTTGATGCAGAACCAAGCCAAAGCTGCGCAGATGCAGGCACAGCAACAGATGCAAGACCCCGTCATGCAGTTGCAGATGCAGGAACTCCAACTCAAAGGCCAAGAACTAGAGTTGAAGAAACAAAAGATCATGATGGACGCTGCTGCCAAGGCCGACGCACAGGCTTTGAGAGAGCAAGAAGTCAGCGGCAAACTGGAGTTAGAAGCTCTTCGCACAGGTGCGCAAATTAAAGAGAGCGAATTTAAGCAACAGTTTGAACAAGAACGTGCCGGTATCCAAATGGGTTCCGACATCGCAAAGAGTAAAGCCCAGATGGATTTACAGGCGCGAACTGCTGCGCTTCAACACAGCAGTAAACAACGTGAGCCTAAAGCATGATCCAAGACTTCGTACGCGTATTACGTGAAAAAATACGCACAGACATGAACAACTATGCCGATGACTTGGCTGGGGGTTCGTGCCGTACTTTTGAAGAGTACCAAAAACTCTGCGGGATTATTCAGGGTCTAGCCCTCGCAGAGCGTTATTTAATTGACCTTGCGCAGAAAGTTGAAGAATCCAATGAGTGACATTGATCTCTCCCCCGGTGCTTTTGCACTGCCTGAACCCATCCAGCCTCTGGATGCTCCTGAAGCTACTGACGAGTTAAAAGCCACGCAACTCCCAATCCCCACAGGTTGGAAGATTCTTTGCGCCGTGCCGGACATCTCTGAACGTATCGACGGTACAAGTCTGGACTTAGTCCGGCCTATTGAGGGTATGCGCCTCGAAGAAACAGCAACCACCGTGTTGTTTGTTTTAAAAGTTGGCCCCGACGCGTACAACGACACCGCCAAGTTTCCTAACGGAGCATGGTGTAAAGAGGGCGACTTCGTGTTAGTACGTACTTACTCCGGCACAAGATTTAAGATTTTTGGCAAGGAGTTCCGTCTCATCAACGACGACCAAGTTGATGCTGTTGTGCAAGACCCCCGCGGCTTAACCCGCGCTTGAAAGGAAGAATATGGCTGAAGCATACAAGTTC